CCACTCCATACAAATGCATCAGCCAAGTATAATATCCCCCCTTACATATCCTATCTTAACGCCTTCAACTACTATTTTATTTTCATCATTGGTGTGTTTGCAGATATCTAGCACCCCACCCTCATCAGGTAAACCCATGTTTGGATGTCTATGCTGGCAAAAGTCTATTTGAACAGGTCTTTTGCAGTTAAATACAGTATCAGGAGGAAATACACAATTAGTTAGGTTACTGCCTCGATTGACTATAATTCCTTTGGCCCCTTCGTAGATTGGCGTATTAGGAAATAGCTGACTATAATTACCACATTCAAGAGTATTATCATCTTTAATCTTTGGTTGTTTATTACGAAAATTGGGCACGGAGGTCTGCTATTTGTTGAGTGATTACCAATACCTCATCCTTCTCTGCCCACATCTTTCTAGTGATTGGGTCACATTGAGAGAATGGGCCTAACTTCTCATTAAGGTCATCTCTAATAATTACTAAAGCCTCTTGTAGTTGCTTTTTCTTCATGTTCTGGAATATCTTTTTCATTGATTAGCTACTTTAAACCCAAAATTAATGGCGGCTGTAATTATACTTACTACTATTCCGACCTTTACCAGCATCATATCTATTGCCTTCCAGACCGATTTAAAATCATCTTTGGTATCATCTTTATGTTCCCTTACAAGGTTAGCTACATTCGTTATCTCTTTTCCCCTTGCTTTATCCATTAGCTCAACCTCTTCTTTAGTTATATCTGTCACGCCCTTACCCCTTATTCGTATCTTCTACTTTCCAACTCTTACCCACTTTCTTTACTGTAGCTGTAGTGGTATTTCCAGCATCGTCTTTAGTTATAGCTTTATAATCACCGTTTCCTGTTGGGGTTACAATAGTCTCTTTTGGCTCTCTGCTCTTAATTTCTACTGTGGCCTGTTCAACCATAACTTTGATATTATCTTGCATCGTTGACATATTCTGATTGACACTATCTTTTAGAGTTTCATTCTGTAGAGCTTTAGTAGTTTCTATCTGTTGGTTTTCTTTGGTCTTGATTAAGTCAGTAGTCAATGAATCTTGATTAATCTTCAATTTAGTAGTGGAGTCCAAATCTGCTTTCATAGCGTCTATTTCAAGCTGTTTATGGCCTATCTCTAATTCACCCTTAATTTTCATTCCATCCTGGAGAACCTTCTGCTTTTCAACTTCAAGTTTCTGCATTTCAATCTGAATCTTTCCAGCCTCGGAGGCTTGTTTATCGGCATCCGCTTTCTGTAATGCTTCTTGTAATTGCTGGCCCTGTTCCTGCATTTGACTGAGTTGCTGTTGACATTGCATAAGCTGTTGTTTTAATACATCTATCTCGTCATTCTTGCCTTTAGAGTTTAATTGGTCTGCTAAAGCTGGGTATTGCATGGCTACAAATGAATCTATCAAATCTGCCAAACCCTCCTTACCACTCCAATCTTGCGCCCTAATCACCTTCCCCATTCCAATCTGTTGAATCATTTCTGATTTACTGGACATCTCTATTAATCCTGCGGCCTGTTCTTCTCTTTGAGTATTAAATGAAGGCCCAACAGATACGGTTACATTAAAGTTACCTTCTCCCAATCCCTCATCATTTTCCCCATTAATCTCTAATAGTTCTTCCTCGTCATCTTCACCCATAATCGTTATAGTTCTATGCGTATCATAAACCACGTTTAAAGCTGAATTAATTACTCTTCCTTCATGGTTTATAGCCATTGAGTAATTGTCTATATAATGATAATTAGCGTTATTCCCTTGAGCCTCTCTAGCTCGAATTGCTACTCCAGAAGTCTCATTTGAGCGATTGCCTATTGAAGCATCATAAATCCCTGTTATGGCCTTAATATCCTCAATAATAGCCACTTTCTGTTGTGTGAGATTACTTAAATCTATTGAATACTGCGCTCTTTGTGGTGGTGGGGCTGGTTGACCACCTATCATCTTAGCTTTATACTCTAGATATGGCGTATCGGATATGTTTGAATTAGCATATTCTTCTTCATGCCCTTCAAATTGTCCCTCAACCCCTACCCACGGCGCTCTAGGTGCCTTTGCAATTATATCCGCTTCATTACTAGAAACAAAATTATACAATCTAAGTGGTGCTTTAATATCTCTGATTAATCCCTTACAACTCCATTCCCCTTCTACTATAGTTTCTTTTCCAAGTGAGGTGATAATAGGAATCTCTTTCCAGGGTAAATCCTCTTCATCTATAATCTCTGCACCTGTTAGCTTATACCACATCCAATATGGGTCTTCAACCTTTCTCTCTTGAGTTATATTTAGCGTGTCTTTTTCAACCTTTAGCTCATCTTCCCATAATATTCTAGTCTCTCCATCTATCTCTACTTCAATGAGGTTTCTGGTCTTGTACATCTCACAATAATATTCTGCTATAATGACATCTTTTTCCGTCCACCAGAAATCCGATTTGCTTCTATCCCAATTCTCAATAGCTACGTCGGGGTATTTCTCTTCAAATATCTCTCTGGGGATAGGTTTAATCACAAAACCGTACTTACAATCACTATAATCTGGGCGCTCTCTGTGGATATCCATATAAACGGAGCGAGCGTTGGGGATGGGGTCAATAGTTATCTTTTTATTAAAAGTGCCCTCAATATGCTCTGTTTTAACAATCCAGTGACCTCTCCCCTCATCTACTGCATCATCAAATCCTGCCTGTCTGGCTTGATTAGCTTTGGACTCATATTGAATATGTCTTACTAATCCCTGCCGTCTTGTGGCTATCTCTTCTTGCGCTCCCTCATCTGTTGGGGAAATCTTGATAGATGGCTTGTTTTGTCGTTGTTGGTTTTTGATATGGTCTGTAAACTGATTAGACCTCATAATGGTAATAAAACTTCTACCCGATGCTTGTCTGTTTTGAATATCTAGCTGATTCTCCCACTGGTCATTTTCATTGCCTACAGAGAATATCTTATCATCCAGCATTTGGTCACGTTCATTGCCCTCAAAATCAAATATCTCTTGAAATCTCTCTAGGGCTTGTTCATGGATTTCTGCGTGGGTTTTTGCCATCTAGCACACCTTTTAAATAATAATTTAGTGCGCTATTAAAAGCGGGGCAGAGTTACTGCAATTTTAATATAATATTATTGAGAGGGGAAAGGGAATTATTTTGTTTTCATATTATTTAATAATTCAATACAGGGATGGCAATACCATCTTCCTATTTCATTCACCATATTATTCCTATAGTTTCCTTTGTGGCAAAAGGCGCAATCTGCTATAGAACCCAAAAACACCTCAAAGTCTGAAAGTCTCTCTTTTGTTTTATCAGCAGGGTTTATTATCATATTAAAATTCTTTTATCCAAAACTACTACCACTCCTTCTATAAGAATAAGTTTTCTTATCCTTCTTAATCTCTACTCCAGCTTCATCTATGCTCAAAATTAGATATTTGGTGCAATCCATACAATGGTCGTTTACCTTGATAATCTTACCCTTTTCATCTCTTCTATACAATCTGTATTCCTCAAACCATAATCTTTGACTCTTGAATATCTTTAATTTACCAGTGCTTAATGCCTCCCAAACCTTATATAATCCAGCCTCAACAGCATTTTTAGCAGGGGTAATATCTAACCCTAAATCAAGATAGGATTGTATTAATTGAGTACCATCATTCTGCGACCTGCCTCTAGCCGCTGGGTCAATCTTACCCTTTATCCAATCCCCTCTAGCTTTGATAGCCTGGGTATGAATAGCGGGTTCTGCCTCTCCTTTTTTGTAAGCACTGTAAATATATGTCGTACCACTTTCCTTATCAACAGCCGCCCAAACACAGGCAGTATTATTCCATCCCACATCAAGAGCGTATAATTTAGCCCAATGCTTTGGTATTTCAAAATCATCTACTGTAATTTCACTTTCAGGTACAGGATAGATGGCCCCACTACCTAATTGTGGGATACCTTTACTTCTAGCTTCTCTTTGATATGGGGGGATTGAGTCCCAAAGTATTTTCTTTTGATTCTCACTGATATGTGGAGCATCGTCCCAAGTTGCCATTACAACATATTTAGAGCCTTTATTCTCTATTGTAGCCCAATCCCCATCTGGTAGAAAATGCATTACTGTCTCGGATATTCCCTCCAGGGGTGTGTAGGTGCAAATCATTAAGCCTGTATTATCTCCACCGCTTGTATCCATTGTCCTTAATAAACACTCTGTATGGATTTGAAGGGGTGGTTCTTCATCCTCCCAGATAAAATCCTTCTTGGTTCCTTGAAAACTCTTTCGCTTCTGGTCATAACTCTTGAAGCCTAATACTGATTCACCACCAGAGATATGCTTAATCCTGACTGTCTCTATTGCTTCTGGTACTCCTGTTTTTGGAGTTGTAGATTTAATTAAACTCTTTGCTATAAGTCCTGACCCTATATCATTATATGGGCCTAATAGCTTTTCCTGGAGAATATCTCTGACTGTTTGATTTGTATCACCAGCCGCCCATCCGTGAGTTGGTTTATCAAACTTCCTCCCCTCCCACCATTCGGGGTAAATGCCTGTCAAATGACATACAACTTCAAACCCTCCAACAGATTCCGTCTTACCTACTCTATTAGCGGCCAGCATACACCTTTCTGTATATTCTGCTCCAGCCTTAAAAAATGCCATATGCTTTGTATATAACTCTCGTCTTAATGGCCCCTCTTCTGGGAAGTATTGACGAATCTTATTGTATTTAACCCTATTGGCTAATTCAGTCTTAATAGCTATTGCTTCAATTAGTTTGGCTCGTCTGGATTTAGGCATAAGTGGCGTTTTTAGGCTTCAAGTATCATTCCCTCACCGATGGGATAACTTCATTTTCCTATATCCCCATCAATATTCAAATCTGCTAATTTCTGGGCTAATTCTTCATCTGTTAGGTTGTCTATTTTAACTTCTGTTTTGGTCTGAACCTTATCACTCCAATCAAAATTATGACTCATCACCATCTTAGTGAAATTCTCTTTATAAAGCCCAATCATAGCCCCATCACGGATAATATCTTCATAGATTTTCTTCCCTGCCTTGTAAGACAAGGAAAACTCTGGATAAATCTTCTGCCATTCTAGCAAAGTATCATAATGAACACCTATTAAAGTACCAAATTTAGTGATTGAGGGGGGTCTAGCAGGAATCTGCTTCATGGTGGTTGTGACGTTGCCTTCCTTATCTTGCTTCTCCACAGGAATCTCATCAAACATCTCAAAGTCTCTGAAATAGTCTATTATCTGCTGACAATATTCTTTCTTATATTTACTTGGTCTACCTCCAGCCATTTTTTACCCCTTATGCACTGAAGCCCAAAAACTATGTTCTCCAGGAGCATCCATTAGTTCAGATTTATGACAAGTAGCACAATACCATTCTCCAGCTTTGGGATTGGATGTGCAGATAATGGCCTTCATTACCTTGTTACAGTCTTTGTGTACTTTAGGTGTTGGTGTTTGGTTCATCTTTATTTCCCTTTTTGTGCTTTCTCAAGCCTCTGTATTAAATCATAAACGCTATCATTTTCTATATGACAATGGTCTGACATACTGCTTTCATCTTTTGGATTAGCAGATAAAGCGTTCCAATATTCCAAAACATTCTTTAGCATATCTATGTCCCATTGTGTTATTACCATCTTTATTTCCCTTTATATAATCGTTTTAATACCCATCTAGTAAATTCCTGTTCATACCCTTTTAGTCTAGCAATGGCCCTTAGTCCTGTTTCCTTGTAGTATTCGTCTTTT